TCAGGCGAACAAACCTGTTGGGACGCTATTCGGGGAGTTCTGACTCCGAGAAGCCTAAACCTGTTGCAGGATGGCATTCTCGAGAAGGAGCTAACTCGGATCCGTACAGCGTCAACTACCCTGGGACGGGGTAGGGAAGAGGGTGATCTTTACGTGTCTGCGATTCGCGCCGACAAAGTCGTCGGTGTCTTACGGGACTTCATGGCCTTGTTCTTTCCGGGCTACGAAGCGAATTGGGAGCGTGTTGGTCTATATTACCTTCTTCTGGATTACCTTGATATATTGATTGTCAACCTCAAGTATCACAGTCTCTATCTCGCGGGCCTCCGTCGTAACGAGTTGCCGGTGCGCAAGCACTGCGTAGTTTCGATCGACGGCTGGCTGATTGATGCGGAGTGTCGCCGCCGGATCCTGCAGAAGCTGAAGTCGAAGCCGACCTCTCAGCGGACGCGGTGTCTGGTGGAGACGCTCTTACTCGGTCTAAAGCGAGGATTTCCCTCAATGCAGAGCAGAGAGGTTGAGGCTGAGGTAGACAAGTTCCTTGAGGAGATGGGGGAGGATCCGGCCGACGATCCGTTGGTACTTGAACAGGTCCAGCGGACGTGCAGGGAGGTCCTGGGGAATGGCGAACCCCTTGACTTGCCGGCCCGGCTGAGGTCAACGAACTTCGCATTTTCAACTAAGGCAGGCGTTGGTGCCCCGATCGTAAAAGGAGGAATCCAAGGCTGGATCCTCCGCCACTTTGGTGACCGCTCGGACCTCGAAAGAGTTTTCCTGGGTTACCGGAGTAGCCGAATTTGGGCGGACGTTGTCGAAGAAGTTTATGCGGTGGTCGTCCCCTACTGGCATCTGTGGGATAAGATGATGAGCACGTTTCGGATGGAGGACTTACCGAACGGTGATCCACTCGTCGTGGAGGTGTCTGCGATCCTCGAGCCGTTGAAGGTCCGATTAATTACGAAGGGAAACCCCTTGTTTTACGGACTCTTAAAGCCTCTACAACATACGATGCTCAACGCTCTTAGCCGTTTTCCATGTTTCCACCTGAACAAGGTGGATTTGGACTTTGAGTACATCGATCGACAGATGTCTCTGAGTCCCATGGGGAGCGGGGAAGAGGGTTGGACATGGTATGTAAGTGGGGACTATGTTGGCTCGACGAACAACATCACGATGGGCTTGACCCGTAGAGCTTACGAAACCCTCTGGGCGCCTTACTGGCATCCTCTGTTGGAGAAGACACTCGGCTCTCAATTGATTCGCTTCGGGAAGAAGGAGTCTTTGCAGCGTCGTGGACAGTTGATGGGTTCGCCTGTTAGCTTCCCGATCCTGTGCCTGATCAACGCGGCTGTCTCGAGACATGCCTATGAACGGGCTGAGGGCAGGGAGTTCTCCCTGATGGAGTTACCTATGGCGATCCATGGTGACGATTTTGCTGCGCGTATGAGTGAGCGAGTGTTCGCGGAGTGGAAGGGCCTGGTCGAGCG